GTGCGGAACTGCTTGTCAGCAATATGGGGAAGGACAGCCTGGTTCACTTCCTCGATGACAGTGCCGAAGGGCACTGCCAAGTCCTCGTCTGCTATCCCCTTGTCGAGAATGTCACGACGGGCCACATCCACACCCGAGCCAGCGTCGAGCGCCCTACGCTCCTCGGCCAGAACCTTGTGCCTGATACGATCAGAATGTTGGAGACGCTCGATCGGGCTTCCCTCAAGAGCGTCAACCTGTCCACGGATACGGGTTTGGATACGGGTCGCAATCTCACGGCTAGCCGAATCGGTGAGGCTCGCAACAGAATCCTTAGAGACGGCTTCGATTGCCTCGCGAGAAGCCTTCGCAATACCCTCTTGCGCCCCAGCGAGGGCAACCTTCTTGCCGAGGCCGACAGTGCCGAACGAGAGGTAGGTGAGGGGATCGGTGATGATGTCGAACAGGAACCCAGCAGTGCCCCGCCCGATGTTCGACTCGTCGTTACCCCAGCCGAGAGCCTTCGCCTGGCGGGAACCCTCGAACAGGAACTGTCCATCACCAACGAACTCACTGCCGTGGCGTTCCCTAATCTTGTCTTCGTTCCCGATCAGAGCATCCCAATAGTCAGCGCCTGTGATCTCGATACCAGCCTTCGAGTCCACGAATAGATCAGCGATACCCATGCGGATCAGCTCGCCAGGTGCGTCGAGAACGTTGAGGACGTTCGACCACCAAGGCGTGGCATCCTTGATCTGGCCTTGGGCTGCTATCGCCTCGAACTTCTTGCGAGTAGCAGGGTCCATCAGGCTGCCGTGGACTTCCAGGGCATCCCTGGCCTTCTCTATCGCATCATTACGAACAGTCTCAGCGTGAGCGGAAGGAACCTGTGCGTCAGTCAGATAGTCACGGACACTGAACTCAGCGTCGCCCGTGGTAAGCGGAGTGAACTCGGGTTCCTCAGGCTTCCCCAAGGCAGCGCGGACATCCCAAGGCTTGCGGCGGAAGTTGACATCGAACCCGTCGAGCATGAGGTTCGTGGCAAAGCCGTCAGAGTTCTTCTCACGCTCGGCTTTGATGAAGTCAAACGGGGTTGGTATGTAGGACGGAGCCATTAAGCCCTCCTCCTCCTCCTCCGATTACGAGCCTGCTCTATGGGCGTGGCCCAGCGACAGTTATTTGACTCGTAGTTGCCATCAGGGTCGATGCGATCTATCGACGTGCCCTCGGGCCTTTCGCCCATGTCTTCGAGGAAGTTCTCGAAGACGAGCCAGCGGTCGCAGACCGTGATCCCTCGCCCGCCGTAGTAGTGGTAGCTAGTTGCCTTCGGATTAAGGCAACGTGCCTTCATTGCTCTCCACGAGCTGTAGGTCGGGGATGCAACGTCACCCGACCAGTGGCCGTGGCGCATGTTGTTGCGACCCATCTGCGAAACGACTTCTCGATACAAGCATCCACAACTTCTTGTGTGCCCCGCCCTAAGGCTGTCCTCGTTGACCTCAGCGCTGCGCCCACAATCACAGGTCACCCGCCAGTAAGGCCGATTGCGGCCAGCACGAGGTCGTATCACGCGCTCGGCCAGCATTAAGCGGCCCACCCTTTGCTGCGGTATGTACGAGGGCACTAGCTAATTCCAGGGTTGAAGATCGGTAACCCAGGGTTGACGATCCCTGTCCTGCTGGTAACGCATCCCCATCGTGTAAGACTTGAGGGCGTTCTGAACGATCCTCACTTCAGTCGGGTTCAGCCCGAGGCCCTTGTCCTTGTTGTATTGGAAGACCCGATTGTTGGGCACCTGCTCGGAGAGAGCATTGCCCACAGTGGACACGATCAACTGTTGACGGTTGTAGTCCAGGCTCCGCGCCTCCTTCTGAAGGAAGTTCATGGCCGAAGCCGAACCCGCCTCATGCGGGTTGAGGCGCATCGCCTGGGCACGCTCCGAATCCAGTTCGGCTAGGGCAGCGTTCCGCTGCGAAGCCAGCGCCCTACGGCGGGCAGCAGCCGCAGCGGCAGCACGACGGGCAGCAGCAAGCTGGGCTTGCGCAGCATCCTCCATCTGGTCGAACTCCATGTTCAGGAGGGCACTGCGGCGAGTCATCTGCTCCTTGTCGAGGTCTCGCTCCGAGATAGCCCCAGCCTCGTGAGCTTGGGCCGACAAGCCCAGGATGTTCTCGGCAGACACAGCCTCCTGCATGGCTGCTGCGATCCGCAGCGCCTCACCATCAACAGTGTCGAATACGACAGACTGTGCGGCAGCATCCCCCGCATTGATCAGCTCGGCAGCAGCCAGAACATCATCCTCAGCAGTATCGAAAGACTCAGTGATCCCCGCCTGGTTCTGGGCAGCGATGCCTTCGAGCATCGGAGCGCCAGTCGTCACAACATCCTTCGCAGCCTGAATAGCCTCAGCGAACATGGGGTCAATGAACTCGTTGCGTTCCGTATAGACACCCTGGATTGCAGCGCGGTTAGCCTGCACATCCTTGATGAGCTTCAGAGCTTCAGCGATGGCGGCACCAGCGCCGCCGTCGCCCATCCCCGACAGTTGAGAGTTAAACTCGGCAGCAATCAAATCACGTTGAGCGTCATAGTCAGCAGCGATGTCAGCGAGTGCACCCCTAATGTCCTGCCCAGGATTGGTAAGAGCTGGCACCTTGGACGCGATGCGCATGCCGCTCTGATGCCGCACAGCCTCAATATCCTGGTAGCCGCCACGAGGAGCCTTCGGCTTGAAAGCAGTAGGAGAGCTGGTCAGGTTTCTCACCCTACGATTGATGGGCAATGGGTCGATGAAAGTAATAGCCATCGTTTACACGAGTTTTATTGCCCTTGCTATCGCCTCGGCGGTCCCCACCTGTTCGGTGGCGAGCGCTCTGGCTCGCTCCACCTTCTCTGTCTCCTCTTGAGCAGCCAGGTTCGCAAGGGTGGTGCTGATCCCGCGCAGACGAGCATCACGTTCGGACAATGCTTGAGAGCGCTGTTTGGCGAACCCCTCAGATGTACGCCCTTGAGAACGCAGGAACAATCCTGATCGGAGAATGCCACGGCCAGCAGCATCCGACTGGATGCCAGTCAGGGCTTCAGACTTCCTGTCCGCGAACTGTTCGTCAAGGAAAGTGAACGCCCGACGAGTGGCCTCGTCCTCAGCGGACAGTTGGCCTTCTTGCAGGTTGAAGCGTGCGCTAATAGCTGCCAGTGCCGACCTGATAGCGTCGAGGTCGAGTTGGGGCGGGGTTGTCTTGACCACTGGAGCAGTGGCAGAACTACCCCCACCTCCACCGCCTCCTCCTCCACCAGCGCCGACGCGCACAGGTGCAGGAGCAGCACCCCCGCCATAAATCTGTTTGACGATCGTAGAGGCAGCGTTGACTGAAGGCGCACCAGCCTGTCCAGGCTGGACGCCAGGCGTACCAACATTGGAGCGGATCAGTTGAGCACGACGCTGAGCGTCAGTCAGCTTCTTCGCAGCCGCTGTCTTGATGGCGCTGGAAGCAGAGATTTCATCCTGAAAGATTCGATTAAGGGCCACTAAACTCTCCTACTCATTACTCATTTGTCCAGATCACCCACTAGAGCTTTGCTATGGACAGGGAGCAGGACAGGCGGGTGGCGGCGTTACCCCTCAACCCCGCCGCTGCGCTCATTGGATTACAAACCATAGTGACGAGATCGCCTGCGGCTAGCCCAAGAACACCAGAATGGAACGAAGACTCAGCGGTGGTCCAAGTGGTCCTGCGGAAGATGATCATGCTACCAGTACTCGAACCATTTATCTCTACGGCAAAATAGCCATTAGTACCGACGGCTGTTGTGATCAACTGAACACCCAGAGAGACGACATACAGCCCACCCTCTGGCACTACAAAGCGATTGTTCGCCGTGTCCGCCACTGCACCCGAGTCAAAGTCGACACGATCAAAAGTGACAGCTTGTTCGGTGTTGTTCGCTGTCAAGGTCTGTGTCGACGACTTCGAGATAACACCCCCAACAGAAGCCTGGAGTTGACCCATCTTCCCCTGCAACTCGCGGATCAACCGCTCAACCTGTCCTCGAAGATTGCCCGCACCACGGACGACAGCAGGAGGCGTGAAGCTGTTCGGATTACTAGACATTCGCACCACGCAGGCCAGGCAGGCTCGTATAGACGACTCGCAGGCCGTTCACCTGGAAAGGCGCTGGCGCACCATCAGAACTCCCTGACAGGACGAAGCGTGCTGTACGCCAGCGTGTCATGTTCAGGGCGTGAGTACGTAGGAGAATCCCGTCCTCCTGGCCCGCGGCAGGGTCCAGGGTGACAGTGGCCGTAGCGGCGGAAGTGTCGTAAGCCGTGTGAAGTTCGAGAGTGGTCGTGGTAGCTGTAGTGCCCAGGTCGGCTATGAACTGGCGGATACGGTGGAGCAGTAGCCCTCCGCTCGGGGCCAGCCAGCCTGTGGACACTTCGTAGTCGATGGCTTCGCCATCGTCGTCGAATGCTTCCTCGGTTATCTCGTTGAAACCATTGAAACCGTGAGTGGTAGGCTCAAAGTGGACGCCGATTACTGCCGCCTGGCCCCCATTGCCCGTGGCAACGCCAGACCAACCCCTATCCCATTCAGTCCACGCCTGAAGACGCAAATCAAAAACAAACGTGCGAAAGGCAGAGATGGTGGGAGGATCTGGGGGAGCCCAAGGCACCACAAGGTGATACTTTTCGTCGGCTATCCAAGCATGACAGAAGGGCGCGGCGAACGCCTCCATGATCCCCGACTGAAGATAGTCAAAGATGGATTCACCGATGTTGTGGAACACCGAACCATCAAAAGCGAACACGCCCTGGCTCAAGTCGAGGAAGAAAAGAACTCCACCATGCACCACACCCGTTCTGGGTGTGGTGGTGCCAATCGCTCCATCAATCTGATACACCTGAAGGTCAGAACCAGTAGCAAAGTCCCTGCCTGATATACCCCAGACCGAGTGATCTTTGAAGATGATGAGCTGGTCAGCGAACTGAATTAGATACGTGATAGACCGATCGGTCTCGGGACTAATGTCAATGAAGTTCGTAGTCTTCCAGCTTTTAGGAAGCAAGGGTTCAGAGAACCACAGACGATGGGGGGAAACAGTGACTGCAACACCAGTGCTATGAATGCCAAACACTCGCTCGTATGCGATGATGGGTATCACGTCACTGTTTGCGCTGGTGTTTGAAGTAATGAACTTATCGTTTACGTCACCGTCACCCGAAACACTCCAAGCATCTATTTGTACAGCCTCTACCTCATCCGTTCCCCCATTGACCGTGACCTCCCATACGACATTGGAAGGCCCCACATAAACAGCGTCTCCCAACTCCAACAGGTACTTAAGGTGAAACGCACCTATCTCGAACTCTGTGCGCTGAGCGGTTCCGTCGAAGAAGGCAGCCACAACGTATGTCTTAGAGTCGGCAGTTTTGGTGGCAAAGAACGCCTCGGTCAAGGGTTCGCCTCCGATCTCGGCTCCCCTTAGTTCATCGCCAGCACCCCAATACTTGATAAACAGGTAGCTGTCAGCATCCGTATAGACACTGTACGGGTCCATCCCAGGACGCAGACGAACCTCGCCACGAGGGCCGAGGATCACGTTCGTAGCCACCGACAGTTCGTCAGGACCAACCAGGCTCGGATGGGCAGCCTTGTTTAGACCCTTAACCCAGCCGCTCAGAGCGAGGACTTCAGGCTCACCTTGCGGCACGGCTAACCCCCCAGATAGCCGTCAAGATGGCGCAGACGCTCACGGCCCATACCACCGCCCACGACGAAGGGTTGGGCGGGCAAGCGCAGGTCGTAGAAGATCGCCATGCGATTCAAAGTGTCGAGGTACATCTGCATGTAGAACCCGCCCTTGTCCTCCTGCTCGTACTGATCCCAGACTTTCGCCGTGGCATACTCGGCCAGGGCAAGGTGAAAGGCGGCGTGGAAGGGGGGGCTGTCGCCATCAGCGTCAAAATCGTCGAGGTCAGGGGTGGCGAAGTAGTAGGCCGTGATGTCCTGGGCAGCATCGGGAGTCGGAACGAAAGTGATCTCAGCGCCAGCCGCATCCAAGTAGTAGCGGTCAGGAAGGTCAGAGTCCCCCACTTCAGCGCCGAACTCGGCAGTCACAGCCTGAATCGAAGTGCGAGCTAGACGAGTCGGCCCCTGGCCGACATACACCAGCTCATCAAGAAACATGATGTCGTCAGGCAGGTCATAGGACGTGGTGCCGTCCACGAGAGGGATCGTCACCGTGGTGTAGGCCCACGGCCACTGGTAGCGGGAGGCTGCATCCAACAGTGCCTGGCCGAGGATCGAGTTCAGCGCTAGGTCGGCCAGCTCTGCGGTTGTGATGAGAGTCTGGCGGCGCACCCAAGTGCGCAGCTCTACAAGCGTCACTAGAGCAGGCCCGCCTTACGCAGATGGCCCGCACACATGCCAGTGCCCTTAGCGGGTGGAGCGCCACAGCGCCCACCAGCATTCCTGAACTCGGAACAGCGGGTAGGTTTGGTAGCGATACGAGGGCCAGGGACAGCCACAGTGTTCGGGCCAGAGTTGACATGCTGGCCTCGTATTTCAGTGCCGCCCGTGACAGGCCTTGTCGTCCTCGGGTCTGCACCTACTCGAACTGTCGTCAATGTCCCTCCGAAACTTGGATAGCAGGGGAGGGACTAAGCCCTCCCCCGCAGGTTGTCATCTACGCATCCGTGATGCCCGTAAGCACGCCTTGCAGCGAGCTGTTCGAGCAAGTCAGGTTGCCGCGGATGATGATGTTCTTGTACTTCGCATCCTGGTTGGTCGGAACCAGCCAGTCGGAAATACGGAACCATGCTCCATTCAATGAAACCAGTTTGATGTGGTTCATGTTCAGGAAGTACATGGTCTGGGCGGGCACGTCACGGTCGAAGACCGTGGGAGTGCTCTTGAACATCAGGTTGTCGAACCCAGCGTCACCAAGTTTGGTGTCCATATTGCGGATCGTGTCTTGGAGGAGTCCCTCGTAAGCCTCGAATCCAGCCTGGGTTGTGATGATGTGTGTGGCCTTCTCCGAGCCGTCCACGATGTTGTTGTACGAGGTGCGCATAAGCGCCTCGGACAGAACACCGCCAGCAGCATTCGAGTCAGCCCTCCACCATGCGTTCAGAGCGTCGTTACGGTCCACCCCACCGAACACGTTGTCCTGATCCACAAGAGCGGCGAGCCCGAGCAGATCCTTGTTGCTGTTGCCCGTACCGTCGCCATGAAGCATGGCGTTCAGCGTCTTGGCAAGCGTCCGTTCCACCTGTGTGATCCGACCCTTGAGCAGCGAGACCGCTGCCTCGGGGCCAGTGTTCTTGTCCATCTCCTCGCCCGAGAACAGCACGGAGCCATAAACGCTCCTGTGCGGGAACTCGGCAGCGGTGATACCGCTACGAGACGGGGCGTCGAACACGTCCACATCGGAGAACGAACCGACAGCATCCTGGTCTCCGTACAACAGAGGTTGTACGATCGAACGACCAGTCTGGGATTCAGGGGTGCGACCCTCCCCGCCCAGAAGGTGAAGCAGGATCGTCTGGCGGAACACTTGGTCCACCAGCGTCTTGCGATACTTCTGGAGCGTGGTGGCAACAATGCCATCAGTCCCGAAAGCTACGTTTCCCTCAGCCATGAGGTTGTTTGTCCTTTACGTCAGATTGAGTTGAATGCCTTTCTCGGCGGCAGCCTGCGAGGCTGCCTCCCAGAAGTCGGCGGGCTCCTCTGTCACTGACTGCTGTGTTGCCTTGCCCGTAGGCTTGGCAGGTGCAGCCTGTTTCAGGGAGTCCCTCTGACGTGCCTGTTCCTGTTGTCTGGCAAGCAGAGCCTGGAAGACCATTTCGAGGTCGTCCACGTTCTTAACCTGCGCAGTCTTGAGGATGATCTCTCTGCTCTTAGGGCCGAGCTTGGTGCTATGCGCCTGCTCGATCCGAGCGAACTCGGATTCGACCCACTGAAGGGCCACAATGTCCTGAGCTTGAGCTATGTCTGGGTGACTCTCCAAGGTTTCAGCGACCTTGCGGTCCACTTCGGCTTGGATGTCTGTCTCAGACCTGAACGGCAGGTCGATCACCTTTACTGGTGATGCTCCCGCCTCCACCAGGCCAGCCGCTTCCGCAAGCTGTCTGACCACATCCTGTGGACGAGTTGTCAGCGCCTCCCAGAACTCGATCGCTTTCGCGCTCGTGTTCCGATCAGCAGCCACTTCCTGCGTCTTGCGGGTGTAATCAGCCTGACGGAGGTAGCCGTTCTTCAGCTCCTCCAGAGAGACTGGCTCGTCGATCCCTGGAAGCTCGAAGGTTGTAGGCACTGTCTCGGCTGGGGTTTCCAGCTCGGTAGTGCTTTCAATCTCCAGGTCAGCGAACAAATCCTCGGGATCGTCTTCGCTTACCTCGCTCGCAGGGGGTTCCAACTCGGGGGATTGTTCGGGACTCTCAACTTCGGCAGGTTCCTCAGCAAGGATTTCCGTCTCGTCCGCTGGCTGAGCGGCAAGGGGGTCGCTGGGAGAAGCCTCTCCCAACTCGTCGAATGCTTCGGCAACTGCCTGATCGAAAGGGTCCGCGAGTTCCAACTTCGCTGTCACGCGTCTCCACTTCCTATTGAATTGGCAAGGAGAGATTTCTCTCCCTACTAGTACGGCTCACATGTCCAGAAAAGGGAGAACCCCTCGTAAGCCGAGGGGTCCGATCCCAGCCCTTAGCGGGCCATTAGCACAGTGCTTATGTGTAGTGTTGCGCTTATGCAACGGCCTCAAGGATGCCGCTATTCGCTTCGGTGATGGCGTCCATCGGGACGCCACCAGGCTCACCCCCGCCCCCACCAAGAATCCCCTCCAACATCGACGGGTCCAAACCAGCCAGAGCGTCTTCACCCTCCATCGGAGCCTCCTGTGTCGGACCCATAGGCACTGCCGCGCCGAACAAGCCCTCCACGTCATCAATGCCCGCAGCCTCGAACCACAGTTCGAGCAGCTTCCGAATGTCCAGAGTTACACCCATCTCGCCCAGCATCGGGATAGCACCCAGCAAGTCCATGACCATGCCTCGATACTTCTGCTCACGCATGACAGGGTTACGAAGCTCAGTAGACGACTGCTCGACGAGAACCTCGTAGGTTCCCTCCCAAATCTCGGGAGTGGGAGAGATCACCACGTCAGGGCTACCAGCCGACATGTCGAGAGGTTCTCCGTACTCATCCACTCGATCGCCTTCTGGCGTGTTGCGGAGCACCAGCTCGGCATCACGGCCCGTGAGGTAGAGCTGCATCTCCTCGAAGTCTGTCTGCGGGTACACGTCGGCGGCGAAGCTGAGCAAGAGGGTACCAACCTTGCGGACAGCCTTCTCAGCCTGGCGCAGCTTGAACTGCGACTTCACGTTCGAGGCACCCTCGATGATCGTGGCCTCAGTGGCTGTGCGGCGGATGTTGGGCGCTGCGCCACGCAGATACTCGTTGACACCGCTGATCTCGTAGATGTCCTGCTGCACGATCTGAGAGATGTTGTAGACATCAGAGGAAAGGTTCGGCACTTGCAGCGGAGCAATCAGAGACTCAAGGGGCATGTCACCCTTGACGTAGACAACCTCGTTCACAACGGGAGACTTCAGAGCCTCGATGGCATTCGCACCTAGCTTGCCTTCGAGCGCTACGAACTTCTGCACGTTCCGAGCCCTGTGTTGGATCATCTGCGAACGAGTCTTGTTCAGCTCCTGCTGAATCTCCCAGACCTGCTCCAAGTCCCCCATGTGATACGGGCACGAAGGGATGCGATAATTGCCCATCTGCACGATGGGCACAACAGGCAAATCCTCCACATACTGGAGGGGAGCATCGCCACCATCAGCAAAGACGACCTTGTACTTCTCAACCAGATCGTAGAACTCGTAGAGGATGGCATAGTCAGTGCCATCCAGGGCCTCACGCACATAAGTGCGGTTGCCTTCCTTCGTCTCCTCGGTGATACGGTGATAGTTACCGTAGGAAACGTTGTCCTCGTCAATGTTCTTGTACCCGAGTTCTTTCAGTTCCTCTCGGGTAAAACGCAGACGATGACAAACCCACCGAGCATTGTGGATACCGTCAGCAGTCGGGTCAACCCAGATGTCCCAAGGGCTAGCACGCAGAACCCACAGTTCTGCCATCTCGGCGTAAGTACGCTCGTCGCTATCGACACGCCTTTCAGCGATGTCATAACCAACCTTCAGATACCCGTCGCCATACACGATGAAGTCCACCGATGCGGACTCCAGTTCCTGTTGGCCGTTGACATCAGGACCACGCCAGATTCGGTTGAGGAACGCTTGCTGAATGGCAGCGTTCCGAGGATTGGCCCCGTGGCCGTAGGGCACGACCAGGAAGTTGGGCTCGTTACCTACCATGTACGGGGCGATGACGTTGACGGTGCTAAACGACAGGTTGACAACAATCTGGTCCAGGCCCGCAGGGTTATCCCAATGTTGGCCCTCATACTGTCTCTCAGACTGGAGCCAAACGTCCTCACGTACCGCAGAGCGATATTGCTGGCCAGCCAGAAGCCTCTCGCGTCCGCGGCGCACCGCTTCGCGTTGACTCTTGTTTCCTCGCGCCCGAATCTCTTGAGGGTAGCCAGCTACACGGTTTGGCATACTTAGATTTTCTCCCAGCCGTGTTCTGTGCGGCGCTCGTGAGCACCGCGCCTACCAGGCACTCGCATGATGTCCCGTCCGTCACGTCGAGCAGCCTGTTGCTGCTCGCGATCCTTCTCGCCTTGAGTGAGCCCAAGGTCACGGTCGTGCGCCATCAGACGCAGACCGTTGACCCTGACACCCTTCTCAAACTTACATGGGATACAATGCCCAGAAAGGGTCGGCGGGCGTGGACAGTCGTCTGTTAGGCACGGCATCGCTGATTTGCTCTCTGTTCCTTCGGTGTTGCCCAGCGACAGTTCCCAGGTTCGTAATGCCCCTCGTTGTCGATGCGGTCGAGGGTCATACCTTCGGGGCGCTCGCCCATGTCTTCGAGGAAGTTCTCGAAGATGAACCAGCGCTCATCCACGGTGATCCCCCTGCCTCCGTAATTGGCCCACTTTGTGTGACCAGGACGACGACAGCGATCCAACATGGCTCGCCACGTGTTGTGGGTAAGTGTCCCCACCATGCGGTGGGTCGATTGAGTTTCGACTATTCGTTCCAGGCGATAGCACCCACAGCTCGTGGTATTACCAGAACGAAGATTGCCCTGAGCAACCGTCGTCGTCTGACCGCAGTCACACTCACACATCCACAGGGGACGATCGCGAACATCACGCCCCCTGGGGGCAGTTACGACCAGCCGCCCATAGCGGTTACCCCGCTCGTTGGGGGCGGTCATTACGCTCCTCCGCAACGGCGGAGATATCAAGGTCTGTGCGGGCGTTCGCTCCACGCGGGTTAGGCGGGGTCAGTAATCGTGATCTCGATTATGTTATAATCCGACCGTCCGTTCTCGTCGGTCACGATGACCGCCACGAGATACACGCCGTCGAGATCAGCATCATCAGGATCAACCGTCAGAGTGGCCGAGCCCTGGTTGCGCTCGGCAGCGGAAAGCGCTGACGGGTGTACCCCCAGGTTTCCATGATCAACGAGAGTCGCTACCCCGCCGAGGGCTTCGGGCACGTCGCCCAAGGCGACAGTGGCCGCTGAGGCTCCGCTGAGCACGGTGGCGAAAGTGACTGTCGCCACCTCATCCTCAGCCAGTGTGATCGCATCCATCGTCGCTGAGTTTGAAAGAACGGGATCACCGAACTCCTCAACCACATGACCAGGAGCAATCTGACAGGGGGTGGGCGGCTCGTCTAGCGCCACTGCCGCAATCGCGTCAGTGATAGCCGTAGCTGCGGCCGACGAGTCGGGAGCAACGCCCTCCTCGTCCTCGGTCACTACAGGCGAACCAGCGTTCGTCAAGTCAATGTCCACGAGAACCACTGCAACATCCCGAACGGGATCGTCGAACGTGATTTCGCCCGTGGCGACAGTCACCTCTCCCACGATGGAGAGCGATTCGAGCGCAGCCTTGACCGAGGCGTCGTTTGCGCTGAACAGGAGCGGAATGGTTGAGATACCGTCCACTGTCAAGGCATAAGTGCCACCGTCAGCGCCGTCCAGATCAATTGTATATACTGCGGGAGTACCAGCGTCCGAAGCTGTCGCTTCGACGCTCACTACCAAATCGCTACCTGGGTCTACGACCGAGGTAATCCCCGCTTCGGCCTCGATGGCGACTTCGAGAGCGGTGATGCTCTGAGCAAACTCATCGGGGACGATCGAGGCAGTTGCTATAGCGGCAACCATAGATGTCCTTCTTTCTGTGCCTATTTGCAAATAGGAGAAATCTCTCCTATCTACTCCCCCACATGTCCAGAGACTTGTCGGTGGTGGCGGTTCTGGGCCTGTTGTGCGGCTGTTGCCCAGCGACAGTTGCCAGGCTCGTAGTTGCCGTCGTTGTCTATGCGATCTAGGGATAGGCCCTCGGGCCGTTCACCCATGTCTTCGAGGAAGTTCAGGAAGTCATCCCAGCGAGGATCAATCGTGATGCCGCGGCCTCCGTAGCGATGAAAAAAGTGGTGATTCGGATTGAGACACCGTGACTTCATCTGGCACCAGCTCTGATAAGTTCGCGTCCGCGACATTCCGTGGATGAAGTTGGGAGTCGACGCAGACTCGAAGAACAGTTTCCCGTTATTGCCGACACTCCTCCCCATCTGACGACCTTGGTGGGGCTGACGACCCTGGTGGGGCGGGAGACCCTCGGGGAGACCCGTTCGTTGCCAGCGCTTATAGTGGCGAGCACAAAGCCCCCGAGCCCAAACAGAACCAGAACAATCAGTAGCTACACATGTCATCTCAGTCATCTCACCTATAGACAAAATATCCAAACCATTACTTACATCCACGTGAAGGACTTGACGCCCTTCTTGGGGGCACTGCCACCAATAGGCACTGACATTGGGTGTGCCCCTTCGTCCCTTTCGTCCAAGTCCATGAGGTCTCCGAAGGTGATTGGCCTCGGCCCGTGATCCTCCCAAACGATCGGATACTGGCCGACTTCCAAGACGCCCTTCCACCCGATCAGGTGGCCCATAACGTGGTCGTCATAGTTGGAGCCCGAGGCGGCGAAGCCGCCCTTCCCATCAGAGATGAAAGTCTGAGCCTCCTCTAGTAGGCGCTGGTCGTGGAGGGCAATGTGCCCGTTCCGCAGTGCCTTTATGAACTCGTGGACTATCAGAGGCTTAGTGGCCCTGTTCGTAACCCAGCCGTACCTTGGTGTCCGATCACCACGAGGAATGGATGCGAGAGGTCCGACACGATACATACGAGGGTATTCGTGGTGTCTGCGCAGATGATCTATGGGCAGGATGCCCTGGTTATTACGCTCGGGCAGGATGAGAGCGGTGTGATACCACCGCCCGATACGATCCAACAGTTCGCCCAAGTCTTCGATCGGCCAGTGCCCGCGGTAGGCCGCGGCCTCCTCCATCGTGTTGGCGTTGTAAACGACTATCGACGTGCGGTCGCCGTGCTCTAACCCTTCGGCAATGTCGGCGCTGACGATGTAGTTGGGTGGGCGCAGTAGTTTGTTGGTGGTCTCGTCTCTCTCGACGAGAGGCTTTTCCCAGACCCAAAGTTCGTTGTCTGCTTCTTCGCCTTCGGAGAGGTAGGAGCGCCAGTCGTCTTCACCCCAGCCGAGATCAAGGTTCACCTTGAAATCGGGATCGCACCAGTCCTGCTCAGTGCGCATGAGGTCCACGGGCAGCGCTGCGCGGCCCGTCTTAGAAAAAGATTCTTCAGGAGTGGCTGGATACTCTTGGAACCAGGCAGCCTCGCGCCCGCGGTACTTGCGCTTCTCGGTTTCGTACCACTTCTGAGTTCTGTCGGGTACTGCGCTCCAGGGGCGAAAGCGGGCCTCCCAGCCCGAATCGGGGAGCTGGCCGTCAACCCATATCTGGTGGAAAAAGTTGCCCATGCCCTGCGCTGTCGACACCATCAGCATGGGGCCATACGTCAGTGGATCAAGGGCAGCAAACAACCCCTCAGCATCCTGCACGAACGCTGCCTCGTCGAAGATGACGCCGAAGACAGTCTTGGAACGACCTGCCTTAGAGGTAGCAGGGATCGACAGGATAGAGGAGCCGTTGCTGAACGTCAGGCGCTCCGAGTTCTGGTCGAGGAGTTCAGGGCCACGCTCGCGCATCCATATCGGAAGCTGATCATACGGTGCCCTAATCCGCTCTGCCAGCGTGCCAATGGCCTCGCTCTCACCCTGGCTCGCCAGGAGCCAGGGGTGTCGAGGGTGGAAGTAGACATCCCAAAACGCCATCGCAGCAGCGAGGGTGGTGACACCGAGCTGGCGGGCCTTGACCATGATGCCGCGGGCACGCTTCCGCCCCATCATGTCGTGGAGCCAGTCAGCATCCTCCACCTGATAATCCCGAAGGTTGAACAGCGTCCAACCAAACGACGACGGATCAATGATGTTCCAGAAGTGACGCAGGAAGAACTTGGGGTCAGACTCGCAACGACGCCAGACAAGTTCGCGAAGCGCAGCTAGTGGCCCAGAGGGCAAGCCACTGTCGTCACCCAAAAGGGTGACATCAAAGTCTTCGGGCAGGCTGGTAAGCCTGGATGGGTTAGGCAACCCTGTCCACGAACTGGAGAGTCAGAGCCTCGGGCGCGTCCAGCCACCAGTTCTTCCGCTTCCACCTATTCCTGATCTGAGTCTTAGACAGACTGGAACGCTCGGCAAGAATGCCGAGCAGACGATCCTGCAACTTGCGGACGAACTCAACCTGATCCTCAACTTGACCAAAGGAACCCATTGCTCCGAAACTGGCTTCATGGATCAGTATCGAAGCTTGCGCACCCATCACCCTCTCGGTGCCCGCCTGAAGCAGAATCCCAGCCATCGAGGCAGCCATGCCTTGGGCGATGGTTGTGAAGTGGTGGCCCTGGCTGCGCAGCCAGAGGATCGTATCGTAGAGAGCGAAGCCTTCTATGATGCCTCCTCCCCCTGAGTCGATTACTACAGTGATCGAGCACTCGGGATCAATGCGGTGCCACTGAACCAGTTGGGCAATAGCCTTCTCCACTGACGCACCATTCACAGACCCGACCAGGCGGAACACTCTGTGGTGGCTGTCGTTGGCGAGGCGAATGGCCTCGTCCTCCTCGGCCTTCGCCAGGCGCAGTTCGGTGAGCCTGTTCATGGCTCGGAACTCGTCGAGGCCAAGTTCGGCCTGGTCAGCCTCCAACAGTGCCTTGCGCGCCTCAGCGCGGGCCAGCTCTGCTTCAGCTGCTAGGCGAGCAACTTGGGCGTCAATCAGTTCCTGTGGCTTGGACACTTAGTCCCCTTTCTTGTCTGAGCTGCGCTGAAGTAGTTCCATCGCAAGCGTCACGAGTGCATCCTCATCAAGGCCCTCCAAATCGAGGGGTGTCTCCCTCACGGGGGAAGTCCGATCGAGCCAGTCAATGAGAGTCTTGGCTGCCTGCACTGACCGCGAGTTCTCGGGGTCTCTAGCCTGGGCGTAAAGCGCATCGATCACGTCAGGAAGCAGGTCCACTCGGGCTACGGCCCTAGCCCGTTCAGCAAGCTCACGCTGCACGTAAGGCTCGCGGCCATAGTTGCTAAGGGTGGCTGTGGTGATGCCGAGAGACTCGGCGAACTCACGCTTGGTACGAGGTTGGCGCTGTTCCGTGGGGGTCAGCAGGTATTCGACATACAGTGCCATCCTGTCGCGTTTGTCCTGGCTGCCAGTTTGGAACGATTCCCCTGGCCCCCAGAACTTGGGGCTGGTAGCTACGTTGCCCACGAGCGCTCCAAGTCGCTAGGAGTCCTGACATCTTCCAAAGCCTGCTCGAACTCCAAGAGGATCAGCTCCTCGTCGGAAGGATCACGAAACGTGTGGTTCGCTTTGGCTCGCAGGTAGCGTGAGGCGAGAAGGTGGGTTTGAGGGGAGACGACGACTACGCAGTGATCTTTGCTGGTGTATTCGACTGAGCCGTCTACGACGGCGATGATCCGCACGTCATCAACATGCACTTCGAGGCCGCACCCACATATACCCACTACACCCTCGATAAAGATGATGTCCCCCACTCTGACCTGGGTCGCCTGTTCTGTGCCTGCTCCTGCGGGGTGGCCCAGCGGCAATTTTCTGGCGTGTAATCCCCATCGTTGTCAATACGGTCGAGGGTCATACCCTCGGGCCGCTCGCCCATGTCAGCTAGGAAGTTGGCGAAGGAATCCCAGCGGGGATCAATGGTGATTCCCCGACCGCCGTAGTCCTTGTACGTTTGGCGTGCGACATTGTTGCATCGAGATCGCATGGAGTCCCATGAGCGATAGGTTCTGGACGCTCCAGATTTACGTGCGTGACCAAGGGTCTTCCCCCACGATCGACACCCACAAGTTGCTTGAGCAGTCCAGCGTGTGACAACCTCATTCCCACAGTCGCAAACACACAACCACAGAATGTGACGATCGGAAGCCACACCAGCAGGCCTTATCGCCACGAGATGGCCGTATCGTTTATCCGTGTGATCTGTTGCTGTCTGAGCCATGTGGTCCTCTAAGAACCCGTCCGTTTGTCCAGACAGCACTCACAGCTCCCCCTCGGCCTCACGGCACAATTCGTACAGCGTCAGGTTGAGTAGCCCGATGAGCTTCACGTTGTTGCGAGTGCCGTGGATCGTGTAGCCGAAGACCTTGCGACCATCAAGGTCGCTGAAAGCCATGATCGTCAGGCCGTAGAGGGGGATGGTGCTGGGCTCCAAACCCATCATGTCAGCCACGGCAGTGATCGAGGACGGGTCTCGTCCTCCTTCGATGACTGTCAGGTCAGCCACCAGAGATCACCAACAGTGCCAACAGGACTGCGCAGAACACGCCCAAGCTGAAGTCGGCCAAGAGTGGCCTAGTGCGACGAATAGCCTCCCAGCCTCGCCCCAAGAAAACGCCAGCCGTGACACTAGTCAGGATCAGCACACCCTTGAACAGGAACTCACCAAGGAACTCACTCATGCGTGTTTCCGATACTCAGCACCAAATAGGTGCTGAGCGAGGAGCCGCTGAGCGGCAGGGATGCGACACCAAAGGCGTCGAACTCGGGCTCGGTAACAACTCCGCCTTCGGCCTTGACGAGTTCGATCAGATCATCACGAGTCATGGCACGAGTCGCCATGTCTCCGCTCTGACGAGACAAGCGGCCGTCAGGAGTGCGCCAGTCAGTGCGCCTCACTCCTCACCCCCGATGGCCTCGAAGGCTTCAGCTCGGGCTGCATCCTCAGCCTCCTGCAACTTCGCCAGATAGTCGTCTGGAAGGTGAGAGACAGAAATCACAACGTCGTAGATGGTTCCTTCGACATGCGAGATGGTGGTGATGAGACCTTGGAAAGCGACGGAAGGAATGTCGAGTTCGGAGAACGAAACGATGACGGGAGTGTCTTCGTCTCGGAGGTTGATCCTCTTGCGGATCAGGGCCAGGTTTGCAAACTGGATGGTGTCTGGAGTTTCCACACCCCATAGTTACACACGAGTAGTTCCCCTGAAATGAACGGCTTGACGTGCGGCTGAGATGTGTATGATGCAGGGGTGCGTGACGGATGCAATTGTATTCGTCACAGGCGGAAGGTGGCTGGGGTCTTTAAGTTTCCCCTTTCTGACTCGGCCACCGTCCGCCGTCTAGAGGCCCGCGATACCTGGAGAGGATGACGCGGCTACCCCATAAGCACTGTCGCCTGTGACTAGCCACTTCTCTATGGGCCGTGCGTCCCAGATCACACCAACTGACTAGTCACTCACAGTGCCGCACCAGGAGTTCACACCGAGAGGGAACTAGTGGCTTGTAACTATGGGAAGTGGAAGCATTACCCAAAGAGTCCAGGCTGAACGCCTGGATGGAGCGCGGTCGTCACAACGACCAATGCAGTGAGGTGTGTACCTTCGACAGCCATGTCGAAGATGATGGCTGGCGGTTCATCAGTCGAGCGCAGTATCGCTCGCCTGGCTCGCACGCCTGACATACACCGATCTGGACAAACTGACAGATAGATAAGAGGGGATCGTGACAACACTCCGATCCCTGTCCATGGTTGGCCGACCGAAGGCCCGCGATATGCCAGCGTTAGCCCCTCTCCGCACTGAGGGAGACTGAGATGCGGACCTCGAAACCGTGTGAGCATCACAGGTCAAGGCGTGTCCGAGCTGTGGTTGATGAGTTGTTGGCGACACACGGTTAGTCAGCCCTTCTTCGGGCTGACCCCGACCACGACACCTTGAGCACAAGTGATAGGTGTGGGGAACAGTGCCTGCCAGCACAGCCAGTGAACGAAACATATCGTTGACCAGCATGGTTCCTCTCCCAGATTACCTGGGGGGGAACCTGTGCCCGCAGGTTCGGAGCCCCTGAAGGGCTCCCGAACCACTCAGCCACAAGATAAGAAGGGGAAGGCACTGACAACAGTGCCGACCTGACCTGGATACCAGCTTGAGGGCGCTGCAAGAGCGCCCGACCAGTGTAAGAGGCACCTTTACCAGCAAACAAGTTTCCCCAAGCCAAGTGCCAGTCTCTTTTTACACTAGTACTGGCCCCCCCTACTGGTGCTGGTACAACTCTTGGTTAAGCCCTGCTTACAGTGTAAGGGGCTTTAGTTAAGTCCTGGTCTAACTGTGCTCGTGTAACTGTATGCATGTCGGGTTCGCATTGGGCGAACCCTCATGAAAGGGGAAACCAGATGGGCACTGTTGCCATTCAATCCGATCGAGGCTTTCGCCTCGTCGGAACGAAGAATGCATCAGCATTCGTCGGCCACCAATCCTTCAGATTGGTTGGCGTCAGTGACTATTCGAGGACAGCTAGCTCTGATCCTGCGGACATTGTGACCTTCGACCTTCAACTCGATGAATGGTTGAGGAAGGGCTTTCAGGGGATGAGCGTTGCGGACGTGTCGGCACTGCGCAAGGAACGCCAAGAGTCGCGGTAGGTCCGCGACGAGAAAGGGGAAACAGTATGGAGTGGTTGACCACTCAACTCGCACGCTTCCCGATCATCAGATCGTGTGCGTACTGCCAGAGCACCGAGCATGCGAGCACCGAACACACAACGGTGTTCGGCACAAGGCTTGATTCATACACACAAGAGGAACTGAATCATGGTTGAGTCATTGACTGAACTGGCCTCGTTGGCACTGTCTATGGGTTCAATCATCACCCTGGCCTTGATCGGTCATGAGCTAAGGGACTTGTCGTGGCGAGTAGCTCAGGGCATCGAGTGACGGGACGCAATAAGCCTACGTCTTCCACGCCCATGAGCGACAAGGCCACAGGCTTGTGGTTCAAGGTGCCACGCAGACGGGGCACGTATCAGAGGTACGACGAGGCTGTAAGCAAAGATGCAACAGCTCACTGGTATCTGGTTGATGGAAGCTGGCACGCTTATCGCGAGAGCGAAGTGCGAGCCGCAAGAAAGGGGAGAGCATGAACACGATCAGTCACGCACGAGTCAAGGTCGGAGACACAACCACAGGCTACGAGCTATGGCAGACCCTCGATGGAGGCTATCGACTGCGCACTTGGCACCGTTCCCCTTCGGGGATGGTTGCCTCACCGCATTCGGTGACGCTCACCGAACAACAGCTCGAACAGATAGCCGAGGACATTCACACGTTCTTGTTCGCTGAACAGGAGTTTGACGATGAGGTTCAACAGTTGGTTCGAGAACACGAGGAACAGTGAGGGCCAGCATCAGCGAGTCAGGCGCTGTCGCCTGCTCGCCTAAGTGTAGGGCTGGGCTCGGGCCTGTGTCGGATGCAACTGCATCCGATCACGAATGGGCAAGGGTGACTCAAGCCTTGCTTGCTGAGTGGGTGAGGGAAGTTGGTGCGACAGATGCATTTGAATCTGTTCGCGTAGCTATCAGGTGTGATCGGTGCGGGGTAGCGCTCGATCGCAACACGAAACGACGAGACGAAAGGATGGTTGATAGGTGATCTGAGGCGGGACGGGAGGCGACAGATACGAAAGTATCTGATCGCGGTTGGGGCGGGCACGCTAAGGCAGGAACTACTGCCTTGTAACTAGCGGGACGTGGAGATTTCACGTCATCAGCTTCGGGGTAGCGGAGCGTGTCAGTAAAGGGGAAACAACATGCCTCTCCTCAGTGAGAGATACGTCGAGCGCGTACGTCTAGCGCTCGATGATGCAGGGCTCGACCATGAGCCAGACGAGGCGACCAAGCTGGTCTCTTGGTCGATCAAGCAGGGTAGGAATCTGCCCTGGTGGAAGTTCCATGAGCGCCGCATCCTCGAAATCGAGGGCGGCTACGCCAACGTACACCTGTCCGTGATGGCACTGTGCATCGGCCTGGTCAAGAGTCAAGGCTTGAGCCTGGCTGATGCTGCACAGCAGGCGGGCGACGAGTTCAGGGCTGGCATACGCAGACAGTGGGACGTGGGTAGCGGGCCAATCAAAGAACCCAGCTCGCTCGAAGACCTGGCCTATAAGTACGCATCGAGAACACGTCACGGCACAGCTTCGGCAGCGGTCGAAGCGAACGAGGTGAAGGACAGGATTGTCTACAACCTCAGCTTCGACACTGATTCGCAGTCTCCGTTCGATGAGACACAGATGACTGACCCTCGTCTGATCGAAGCGTGGACCGTGGCGACTGAGAAAGAGCGGGATGTCCTGCGGATGGTGGCTGATGGTATCACGGTTCAGAATGCCAGCGCTCACCTCGGCGGATCACAGTCGCTGGGCAATCAGCGCATGAGGGCGCTGCGTGAACGACTGCAAGTGCAGTCATCGAGACAGCGCCTCGCAACGCAAGGCCACGCTGCTGGTGCAGCGGGCTAACAGAAAAGGTCGGACGGGCTGACGGATACGCAAGGTATCCGTCATGGAATACGAGGTATCCGTCTGCCTTGAGTGAAACGAAAAGGGGAAACAGAAATGACTGACTACAAACCATTCCTGAACGTTGTCTTAGACAATACTGAATTTGACCAAGGCCAACTGAAACACGTAGCACTAAAGGCTGTCAATCCTGACTTCACGACGCGTAATGGGTTCCAATGGGCCTTCCCTGATAGGTGGACGAGAGATCCTGCCGACACTGGCAACTATTCGCCCAATCTGTGTCCAACTAAGCCTGGTGATGGTCTGTCTGTTGCCAAGACTGTTGCTGGTATGGCTTCGGGCGGATATTCGCCCGTCACTGTTCTGATAGTCGGCTTCTCGGAAGCGGATTTGTTACAGGAAGCCGACAATAAGATCAAAATTCGCAAGGCCAAGACTCTCGCAGTCGTGGACGGTCTCAAACTCATCCGAAATCATGGCAAGGAAGCGTACCTGGCGAGAGCGAACCTGGCGAGAGCGTACCTGGGGGGAGCGTACCTGGAGGGAGCGAACCTGGAGGGAGCGAACCTGGCGAGAGCGAACCTGGCGAGAGCGTACCTGGGGGGAGCGTACCTGGAGGGAGCGAACCTGGAGGGAGCGAACCTGGAGGGAGCGAACCTGGCGAGAGCGTACCTGGGGAGTCACAGTGTCGACAACTTGCGCACACGAGGCGCAATCGTATGACGCTGACTCTCGTAGACCGAGGGTTCCTCGCACCAGTTGCGAGCGACCAGCCCGCAGACGATGCGCTGGTTGTACGTCCGTCGTCGTGGCAGGGGTTCCAACTCTGCGGATACAGGGTGGCACTGTCAGGAGAGGAAGGCTTCGACGGCACAAGCTCTGAGCCTATGGCTTGGGGCTCGGGTGTTCACAAGCTCAACGCCAACCACATCCTGACAGGACACGGGGCCGATGGCCCAGCCGAGGCAATGCAGGTCTGGATCGAGGAGATGGCAGACAAGGGTGAGAACATTCTCAACTACGCCTCGTCTAGCTACCTGCTTCAACAGTCACAAGAGATGCTGGCTGCACACAAGCTGTGGATCGCACGCTTCTGGGAGCCAGTCGGCCAGCACCTTGAAGTGCTCACCGTAGAGGAAACAAGACAGCGCCCCTTAGGCGTGCTGCCTAGTGGACGTGAGGTCTGGATCAGGGGCACTGCTGACTTCGTGACAGTAGCCAAGGTGTGGGATTGGAAGACGGCTGGCCGAGGGTGGAAGCGGGGCAAGGCCGAGTCCAACATTCAACACACTATCTACGCCTGGCTAGTCGAGGCACTAACTGCCGTATCCGAGGCTGCCTATGTGGTCTACAACAGGCAGACAGCCGAGTGGAGCTGGGACGACACGACCCTGCCCGTTACTGCCGACTCGATTGCTGTGGCACTGCGCGCCATGTACGAGATGGCGCTTCAGATAGATACGGGTACTGCTACTGCCTCGCCTCATGTGAGGGGAGGCTTCGGCGATGGCCGCTCGTGGGCGTGCAGCCCCAAGTTCTGTGGCGCGTGGAACATTTGCCCAGCGAAGCATCTGATTCAAGATGGTAAGGCTGGGTTGGTTAGACCACCACAACAGTGGGGTTAGAACGAACTACCTGCGTGTAACTATTACATGACAGGCTCATACAGAAAAGGGAAACACACTTGAGAAAACTAGGCGTAATGCTGGCCGCACTTGGGCTAGCCATGCTCATGGCACCGACCGCCATAGCGCACAGCGTCAATGGTTCAGGCGACTGTGACAGGTGGACTATCAACTTCGACGGCACCTTCGGTGCCAAGAATGTCAAGGTTGATGGCGAGATCGTAAGGGAGCGTCAAGACGGGGGCACCCTGGGCAACCCAGGCAACCCCTTCACCCGCCACTTCCCCGACGACAGTGCCGACACTGAGCGCACATTCAGAGTGGTGTGGGTCAAGGTTGGACAGGTCAACAAGGTGATCAACATCACTCTGGTTCGTGACCTGAGTGGGTGCAACCAAGCCACTACGACCACGTTGCCAGAGGAGACGACATCAACAACCTCACCACCCGACTCAACAACTACCTCCGTGGTAACCGAGGACACGACAACTACCACCATCATCACGGAGACGACGACTACCCAATCACCACCTACCACCACCACGGAGGCACCGACAGATTCTTCAAGCACGACCACGCCAACGACCCAGCCTGCACCGACAACCACTCAACCCGAGGTTGAGGTTGAGGTTAAAGGTGAGGAGCTGCCATTCACAGGTATCGAGGACTGGCTGCTGCCGCTGGGCGTGGCCCTGCTGATGGCTGGTGCCACTGTCCTGTTCGCAATCAACAAGAAGGAAACCACATGAAGCATGAGGTTCGCAAGCTCGCAGCAGGGGTGCTCGTCGTTGCAGGGCTGGGTCTCGCCCTGGCGGGGCTCGCCACCCTGGGTCTGGCGGCACTGGTGGCGGCGGTGGCACTGATGGTCAGTGCGGGGTAGCTATGCGCCCATCGAACAAACAGACAATAGGAGAACCATGTCGAAGTATGAAGTAGAAGCATCGTTCAGCTACGGGATCACTAAGCCTGGGGAAATCCCCTACAGCTCAGAAAACTTCCGAGCTGGACTCACCATCACCGAAGAGGTAGAAGCCGACTCGGAGGCAGAGGCAAGAGACCTGGGCCTGGGCAGGCTGGCAACCTTCGCACAAGATGCGAAGTTGACAGTCATCAACGAGGCTGGGCTCACGTCCGCCGCTGACGAGAACGGGGTGATCTTCCCTGTCTTCGGAGGTGCGACGGATGCAGTTGCATCCGCTCGTGTCGACGTGGTTGAGGAGGCAGTGTCCAACGTGACACCGATCGGGGCTGCGCCCACAGCGCAGGCCGAGGCCGAGACAGACAGTGCAACAAGCGCATCCGTGCCTATGTGGGACGGGCGACCTATTCGCATCTTCGACAACCGAGAGAACAAGAAGTCCGAGAGGTCACCTGACTTCCGTATTCAGTTCCTCGACGCCCCCGAAGGCGCTTCGGACGATGACAAGTTCAAACCCTTCTGGGTCAAGAATCGCGACGGCACGCTGAACTCGGCTGCGCTGAAGGTGCAGTCGATGCTCGGGTGACAACCATCGGAACACAGGTGCCCCGCCGAATCACATGGCTCGGCGGGCACACATTCCTTGTTAGCGAGAACACTAACAGGGCATTGCCCTACCGCTACATGATCGAGTCTGAGGATGGAAGGTTTCGCACGAGGGTGAAGCACACTGACTCGCTTGTCGAGGAGATCGAAGAATTACTGAAAGGGGAAACAGGTTGAGCTTCAAGCATGGCCCCCGCAATCAGATGTCAACCAGGGAGCGAGCACTCGCCCGCATCTATGACAGGCTGCGCAAGCGGGCACAGCGGACGATGAGCACGACAGTCGGAACCATCTACCTGTCTGGTGTGACGGATAGCCTCAACGCTATCGGTCACGAAGTAAGGGATGCTTTGGACAGTCTGCCTGATTCTTAGGGGGCTGGGTGGATGTGACTACAGCGTTCCCCTTCGCTGCCACCCACCCCCCAACCACTCCCTTGTAACTAAAGGAAGCAGCCAGCGCACCAGGTTTGGTGCCGCCTTCGGGTATAAGGCAGCGGGTTCGACTCCCGAGCGCTGGCACTTGACGTTAGGTCCCGAGGGAAGTGGGGTAGTGCCCCACGATAAGGGCTTGTGCTCGACACGAGCAGGGCAACCAGGTCCCTGGTACCGAGGGACGATCTGGGCAAGGTAGGTCTGACCATATTGAGTCAGGCGTGTAGGGATCAAGCGTCAAGGTAGCCCAGCCAGTGGTCTGGTTTGAAGTGTGCATGTTCGACTCGGCACCTGGGCACAAGGAGAAAGGGGATATGGACAGTCTCAGAACAAGCAGGTTGCGTGGCGTAAGGCTCCTCGACGATCAGGTTGCAGCCTGGCGTACCGAGATAGCCAACCCCAAGCGGCGCACACCCCTCGGATGGAAGGCGCTTGATGACATGGTTCGAGGGCCAGCCCCAGGAGAAGTGTTCACCGTAATCGCTGCCAGTCATGCTGGAAAATCGATGCTGGCAACAAACGTGATGTCTCACAATCCGAACGAGCACATCATCTTCTTCAGCCTTGAGATGCCCGACCATCAAGTGTTGCATCGTCTCACCGCACACGTTTTCAACCTGAACGCACGAGACCTCGAAGACTTGGAGCAGAAGCGTCAGCTACCCGACCTGGTAGACGAGCTGCCTAACCGCCTGCCCTATCAGGTGGTGGTAGACGACAGTGCCCTCGGGCTGGAAGACATGTCGGCGTACATGGCCGACTACCACGAGATGTTCGCTGTCCGTCCCAAGCTAGTCATCATCGACTACCTGGAGGAGGTTGGTGGAGGCCAGGCTTCGGGTGAAGGTTGGACCCGTGCCGAGGCTACGGCCTCGGCTGTCAAGGCGTGGGCTAAGGATGAGAAGGTTGGGGTGCTGATGCTGCACCAGACGAACCGTTCGGTTCCTGTATGGGAACCGCCCGATCGGAACAGTGCGAAGGGCAGCGGTTACGCACAACCCCTCGACGAACCGATCCTCACGCCATCAGGCTGGACCACGATGGGTGAGCTGTCGGTTGGTGACATGGTGGTGGGACCCGATGGTGCGCCGACAAAGGTGATGGGCGTGTTTCCCCTCGGTCGTCAAGAAGTGTACCGAGTGTCTTTCAGGGATGGTGGTAGCACGAGGGCCACGGCCGAACATCTGTGGCAAGTGACCGACGACAACGGCACACAGAGAGTGCTGCCGACATGGCAGCTCAACCCTCGCAAGGGAGGGCACCGTGTCCCAACCGTGAGCCCCATGCCTGGCACCCTCCAGGCCCTGCCCATTGATCCCTATGTGTTGGGCGCCATCCTCGGCGACGGGTCTTTTCGGCCCAAGACCACGCCCATCTGGGACTTCACGGGGGAGGTGGTTAAATGCATTCGCAAGAGCGGGTATCGGGTGAGTGGCCGAGGGCACCGAGGGCGCTACTCCATCCCAGGCATCTTGCATCACGTCCGTTCCCTCGGATTGATGGGCAAGAAGTCAAGAGACAAGTTTGTGCCCGAGATGTACTTGAGGGCCACCATGAGGCAGCGCCTCTCGCTGCTTAGAGGCTTGATGGATACGGACGGCACATCGGGCAAGAACCCTGGGTTTGCCACTAACTCACCGCATCTTCGGGATGCGGTGGTTGAGCTGGTCCGATCCCTGGGCGGGCTGGCTCGGGTGTCAAACAAGAAGGCTGACAGTGGACCAGCCTGGGAGGTGCGCATCTATGACCTGCCCTTTAATCCTTTCCGCATTCCAAGCAAGGTAGATAAGTGGGACCCCTCGACCAACGCCTACCCGAGGAGGGTGGTGGCCGTCGAACCCGAAGGGGTGGAGGGAGTGCAGTGCATTTCGGTTGGCCGACCCGATGGGCTGTACGTCACGAAGGACTACATCGTGACACATAACACACAAGCAGACGTGATCATTGGCGTGTGGCGTCCAGGCTGGGACCCTGACCTTCCTGAATCCTTGCGCTCTGAGCGGGAGCATTGGCTGGCGATGAACGTGCTCAAGAACAGGGTGCGTGGTTTGCGTAACGAGGAGGGCTGGCTGTTCAGAGTGGATGCTGCCATGCGGATTGTGCCTCTTGATCTGCGCCAGCAGAGCACTGTGATGAATGAATATTTGGCCGATGTAGTGGAGCTGAACCGATGAAGAACAGTGAACGCATAGCCGCCATCCTTGAGGCACTCGACCTGATCGACGTAGATGCGCTTGATGTCTGGATCGCCGATGGATGCCCCCTATTTGAGGGCAGCGTGGACTCTCCTCACTTGATCTGGGATGAAGGCTATCGAGTCAAGACAGGGGAAGATCGTGAGCGCCAACGCATTGCTGCCGCCGAGAGCCGCCGTCGCTTCGAGGCAGGCGAGATGGAACCGTGGGAGGCGATGTCATATCTAACAATGCGGGCCTACATCGTGTCGGCACTGCCCAAGAAGAAGTGACAACAGAAGAAGCCCTGGCTCTACTCGGAATCGAATGGCCCAGGTACTCGAAAATACGCTGCTCTAAAGGCAGCGACACCGATCCATCCCTGCACCTGTACCCAGGGGACCGAGGGTTCTTTTGTTTCAGATGCTCGGAGGGTGGTGATGGACTTGGGCTCCTCTCCCACTACACGGGCAGGCCAGTCCACGAGCTGATAGCCGAGCACGGGATAGTGCTCGGGCCTCGTGGACGCAGCCGCTGGCAGCAACTCGACGAGCTTGAAGACAGGGCGCGGGTAGCTATTGCCACGTATACGGTAGGCATGAGGGCACTGTTGGGATCGGCTGCCTTCCAACACATCCAGTCCAACGCTGAGCGTGTCGAGTTCTTGTATCCAGAACTGTGGCGTGTGGACGAGGAGACAGCGCCCATCGAGTATCACCGCATGATTCGTGCGCTTGAAGATTTCCTTGAGTCCGAGCTGGTGAGGTTGGGGAACTACACGCCTGTAACTAAAGAGGCGTGGAACCCACAAGATTCTGGCGTAAGTGAGCGCCTTCAGGGATCAGAACTTCGCAGCTCGCCTCAGTCAGATGGGCGACGCCTCAGAGGGAGCACTCCTCGCCGCCTTCCCTGGCAAGGTGGAACAGTTCGGGTGGAACAGACCAGCGGTGTCGATGGCGCGGATGGCCCGCGTAGTTCGACACCAACCAGACCTATATCTTGACCTTGAAGGCACTGGCTACCTAGTCGAAGCCATTGGCTGCGGACAGGACGGAACCCTCAAGTTCCGTGCCGACAAGGTAGACACCCTCCCCCTCTGGGAAACCATTCAGCCTCTGCTGATCTGGGCCTGGCGTTCCACAACCAAGGTCGGATACCTCGTCAAGTGGGAGGACTTCCGTCTCCTGTGGTGGGCGTCCGCTAGGGACAACGGGCTCAAAGCTTTCAACGAAGGCAATTTGTACGCAGAGGTCAAGCACGCCGCGCTCAAAGACCTGGACGTGCGGACGTGAAAGAAGTTCCCGTACCCGATTGGGCTCTTGAAGGCGGCACTGCCGTGGTCGGCAAGGGCGACCATCCCATGCGCGATGTCCTCGCTGAGTTGGTGGATGACTTGGAGCCCGAGGACCGCAGGGTCTTGGAGATGTGGGCTTGGGAACGTTGCACGTACCAAATGATCGCTGATCATTTCGGCCTGGCGGGCAGGCAAGGCGGGCAGTTCCGAGTGGCCCGAGCCCTCAAGAAGCTGGCCGCTGTTCTTGCAGGGCGTGGTATCGGAGATGTTGACGCACTGCGCTTACTGATGAACCAACTAACTGAAGGAGGAGATGATGCCTGAACGAGACGGCGAGGTAATGGAGATCAACCTCGGGGAAGTGACAGCCGAGGAAATCTTGATCGGCTCGTATGAGGCACTGAAGCTCGTACTGGCAGCGAGCATCGCCCAACTCACCACAGAAGACCCGCTTCAAGCCAAGAGCATCTTCAGTGCCATCGCCAATGACTGCGACGTACAACGTGCCCGCTTCATTCAGGCCATGCGGGCAGATGCCCAAGAACTGGTGGCCGAGGCTGTAGACCCTGATGGTGCTACGGATGCGGAGATATCCGTAGACCCGCAGGGGTTTGAGCATGAGGTAGTGATCGACAATGGCGATACGTAAGCCACGTATAGCCGAAGACGATTATCTCATAGACGACGACCTGATCCTCGGTGGTGTCATGCACGAGTGGGTGCGCTGTGCTGCTTATAAGGATGGTCATCGAGTCTCGCGTGATGGCACGACCGCCATCTGTGGTCGGCCTCTTGTCCCCGACTATGGGGCCTGGGAGAACTTTCGCAGTGCCTACGAGGCCATCTTTGATAAGGCTCTGCCCGACTGGTATATCGCACGGGACGTGCACAAGGACTCTAAGTGTGCGAAGTGTGAGGGTGAGGACCCGTTCGACCTTGTTGATCCTATGGCGATACCTCAGCCTGACAGTGAGGTATTCACGATTCGTGAACATTCTTTCACAGATCATGAACCCACCGCTTCCGATCGGCTACAGCAGACAAGGTTCCGATCGAAGGTGGCAATGGTGGAGCGGGAGTTCTCGGGTGTGAAGGATGCGCAAGCATCCGTCACGTAGAACTACTGCTGTGTAACTAAGAGACGTGGCTTTCTACCTTCAACCCAGCACAACCTTGAGTTTGCGCCTCAGCGCCACACTTCAGTGGCGTGGCCTACAAGGCGAGTGGGCTTTCGGCTTTGCCTTCATCCCCTGGCTCGGATTCCGCATTGAGCTGGGTCCTCTCGCCGTCGGCGCGGGGGTCAATGTTCTGAATTGGGAGGCTGTTGGACTCCAGGTTTCCTACTTCCCGAGGTCCAGGTACGCCACTATCTACGCCTTCGCCTTCGATCACCAAGCTGCCTACGACTTCGATGTAGGTAGGCGACGGTGAATAGGTCAGGGCGCACGGGACGCGACGGCGAGCATAGTGCCATCCAGTACCTCACCAGTGCAGGCTTCCTCAATGTTGAAAGAGAGGGACGCCGAGCGGCCTCTCTCGATCTGGTCGCCCCCGATCTCAGCACTCCCATCGAAGTCAAGCGACAGGCCACTCTCAGCATCCCCGCCTGGACTCGCAAACTTGAGGATGTTCACGGAGACCGATGGGCACTGTTCGTCATCCAGCGTGACGCCCGCAAGCGGGTCCATCCTGATCTGATGGTGTTCCCTGCTGCCTTCGGAGCGACCCTGCTGAGGACCTACGAGAACCTGGAAGCTATCGACCGAGTTGTACAAGAGGTTTACCGAACTGACCATCCCGAGGTTTACGAGGAGAATGCATGACAACCTCTTACGCTTTCTACAAACCATACGGAGACTTAGAGAGAGTCTACATCTCTGGCCCCATGTCGGGTATCCCCCACGAGAACGCACCAGAATTTGCCATCGCAGCCACATTCCTCAGAGACTCGGGCTTCTCCGTGTGCTCACCAGTCGAGACGAGTCACTGGCTTGGTTACAACCTGTCGCATTCGGATTATCTGCGCTTCGATGCTCACCGTGTGCTAGAGGCCGACCTTGTAGTCGTCCTCGACGGATGGGAGAACAGCAAGGGGGCACTGGCCGAGATACACATTGCTCTCTCGATCGGTACTCCTGTCAGCACGCTACGTGGCGAGCATGACATCACGCTGGGCCAACTGGCGGCAGCCATGTGGCTGAAGAACAACAAGTCCGAGGCTTTGCCATGACTGGTTTCCAAGTGAAAGATTCGGGAGCACGTACAACCTTCGACTCTGGGATGACTCGCGACATCGAAGACGAGAAGGTGGACTACACCAACCTTCTCCACGGTCCCATGCTTAAGCGCTGGGCCGAACACTTGACCAAGGCGAAGTCCAAGTACCCAGACGTGGAGCCTGGTATTCCCAACTGGACTCTGGCCGCAGGGCCAGAGGAGCTGGCCCGCTTCAAGAGGTCGGCACTGCGACACCTGATCCAATACCTGCAAGGGGATCGTGACGAGGATCATCTTGCGGCGACAATGTTCAACCTGAATGGCGCAGCTTATGTGGAGGACAAGATGACTGAAGCCCCTCGCCTCTTGCGTCTCGAGCGCAACATAGAAAAGTATACAGCCGAGGATGATCTGATGTCGTCCTTCGGAGAATACCCGCCTGACTTCGAGAAGATTGGAGGCACAGATTGAGTCCTACCTTCTCGATTGAAGACGTGAAAGCAGCATTGGACTGGCTGGACGTTGAAAACCCCGACGAGGAGTTGCTCCCCACCCATGCCCAGGTGTTGGCTGCGGCTGCTCGTCGTCTTGTCTCCCTAGGGGAAGGGGAGAAAGTGGAATGGTGCGAGACGCACAACTCGGTCGAGCTCAACGGTTCGACCTGCATGGCGTGGGAGCAGGCCTACTCGGAGACGGCGGAACCGTGGGAGGTCGAGATTGACTGCCGCATGGTGTCGCGTCTTCTCGTTGACCCTGTACGACTGGAAGGAGAAGACTGATGGACGTAGATCTTCGGAAGCTAAACCAGGCGACGTTAGATGTGAACCTGAGATCCTTTTCGCAGTGGTGTTGGGATGGGCTGTGTCGGTTCCGAGATGACAAGACTCAGGGAGCCGAGTGTGGAGTGACGTGTGGGTGCGAATGCCACGGTGTCTCCCGATGAGCCGCCGCATCGTCATTAAAGAAAGCTGTGAGCATGGGCAGTTTGGTCGCCACTACTTGAACCACGACCCCGCTGGGGCAGAGTGGTGTGACCGACCTGATGACATCACTTTGACCGAGCCGTCCGAGGAGATGGTCGAAAGGGCAGGGCGTGTGATCTGTAATGAGGAGGCACACTGGATAAATCCTGTACCCGACGACTTCCAGGCTCCCTGTGTTGGGCACTATGTAGAGGCTCGTGCCGCCCTCTCCGCTGCCTTGTTCGGTTCGTCGCCTGTCCTGGCCGTAGAACGAGAGGAGACGGAATGAAGGTTGAACTAGCAGAACACGGCACTCGTAAGTGGTGGAAAGAGGGCGGCAATGCTGTCTGGGGACTAGGTGTCCAGTTCGATCGAATGGGTGAACACCGATACGGCGAGACCGAGGACGACGACGAGACGGTGAGCCAGGGGTGGAGCCTGTCGTTGATGCTGGGCGGCTGGTCGTTGACGATCTATTCGCAGGCTGGCCACGAGGCGATCTACGGGACGGAGTACGGCGCTCCCTGGTTCGAGGTGCTCAGAGCATGACCGAGCGGACATACAACGACCAGGGCCACGTGAGGGTAAAGGTGGAGCAAGCGGCTGGTACAGAAGTGCTTCCTGGGCTCGTGGCCGCTGACCCCGATGTGGCTCGACCTCACTTCGAGAAGTTTGGCTGGTGCGACGAGAGAGCAGTCACGTCCGAAGGTTGGGAGAACCCGAAGATCGTCCTAGACGACGGGACGGTGTTGTGGGGCTATGAGTGTTGGTGGTCTTACGCATGACTGATCTCTCTCTTTTGGGTGCCTTGCCCTGCGAAAAATGCGGACAGACGGGTGTAGACAGGCCAGCAGAGTGCATCTGCATGATATTCAGGGACACTGGCGGGTTCCGTATCGCTGACCTCACATGTCTCGTACACGGTCTTAGTGGAGTGGCTTCCCCTGACGCATATTGGGAGTCCTGCCCTTCCTGCAACGGTGTCGGCTTTGTCCCTGATCCCGCCACCCTCGAAACAATGGCGGAGGCGATCTGGCGTGAGGTCTACTACCGATCCGCTGATCGGGATTGGAACGAAGTCAAGGGCATCGTCGGGACCATGTACTACGAAGCGGCTCGTGCTGTCTGGGAGGCACTCATACGGCCAGCAGAGGAGGGAGAGATGAGGGGCAAAATCGTTACATCAGGACAGGATGACGGCAAGTGTCAAAATTGTGACATCGGTCGGCTCCCCTGCGAAGAGTGCGGAGGTCACGGATGGGAGCCAATCGAGGTTGCCATGCGGGAGCACCCAAGGTATCGCGGTGCTTGCCCCGCTTGTCACGGTGTCGGCTTTGTCCCCCGCGGCGCGACAGAGCAACGATCTTCGGAACGAAGCGTTGCCGAGTTAGCATCCGTAGCTGCGGACACAGTGTCCGTCAGTCAGTGCCCCTGGGAGGACTCGAACCCCCAACCTGCGGATTAGAAGTCCGCCGCTCTAGGCGCTGACTGCTAGTCAGCGGACTGGAGGTCCGACATGCGCATACACCAGGCAGCCACGCAGTGGCTGGCTTCTCTCGACGGCCTAGCACCATCGACCCATTCTGACTACGAGAGTGTAGTGCGATGCCATGTCATCCCCCTGTGGGGCGACATTCGTGTGCCGAAACTCAGCAGAGACCTTATAACCAGCGCGCTAATGTCCGATGTGAGCCCTGGCCGCAGACAGCGTGTGAGGGCTGTCTTGCGGCTCATCTTCACTTATCACGGGTTATTTACTGACAGGGTGAATGTGCCCTTGCGAGCGAAACAGGAGGCCCGCACTCTACGAGTACCGAGCCTCGAAGACGTGGAGGCGCTGTCTCGGGAACTCGGACATTACAGCGACCTTGTAAGGTTCGCCGCAGGATCAGGGCTCAGGTGGGGTGAAATCGTGGCGCTGGAGGCCACGGATTGTGCACGGGACGTGGTATCCGTGACGAAAGCGTGGTGTACGCGCAGCTCTACGATGAAATCTCCGAAGTCTGAGGCAGGAATCAGACGAGTTCTCGTGCATCCGATCGGTGTCAGTGCCCTTCAGAACCGTCTTGAAGCCGCAACTGTCCCGTTGTTCGCAACCGAACAGAGTCAGCGCCTGCACAATGCCAACTTCAACAAGCGGTGGAGGACAGCCAGAGAAAGGCTTGGGATGGAATGGCGCTTCCACGACCTGCGCCACACCTATGCCACGCTGTTGATCGAACAGGGAGTCAACTCGGTGGCGCTGTGCGCCATGCTCGGCCACTCGAAGCCGAGCGTTACTTATGACATTTATGCTGGATTCTTCTCTGATCCTGTCGATACTGTTCGTGCTCAGATCGAAAGGGGTAGGCGATGAGTGCGAAGAATGCAGAGAATTCGTCGTGAGAGTGTTGCCAATGCTGTGGTTCAGTCTCGGGGTTGCCGCCGTGCTCGACCAGACGGTTGGTACTTGGGCTGGGATCGTCGGGTTTGTTGCTGTCTGGATTGTCGGCTATCTGCTAGCCGTCAAGGCTGGGAGACTCTAACCAACCACGAGGATGGCAGCCACGAGGGCTACGAAGATGGGCGACAGGTTTGCCCACGTCGGATTCTTCCCGTGCTCGTGAGTGTCGATCTTGTCTTCGATGCGGACGAGACGATCCTCGATCCCCCTCAACCGCTGACCAGTAGCAACGTGGTGCGCGGCCAACAGGTCCTTGATAAGCGACTCGTCCACTAGACGCCTCCCGTGTTGATCCGATTGAGCATGGACTCAATCGACGGGGCGAAGAAGTGGACACCCAGCCAAAGCCAGACACCCACACCGATGAACCACGTGAGAGGCGCTGACAGGAACACAGGGCGTAGATGCTCGGTCAGCTCCTGGTTGGTACCAGCCAGCAGCGTGACTGTTTCGAGCACGAAGAAGTAGACGATCCACACCAGCCAGAGCATGGTGGGAAGGTCCCACCCCCAAGTGTCCCAGTGCCAAGTCATTACGACAACTGGCGGATGAGTTCGGAGGCGACAGCGCCTGCGGTGGCACCACCACTGAAGGTTGCAATCTTCTTCCACAGCTTGGCTGTGTCAGAGCGAATGCTTCGCAGGATTGTGTTCGGGTGGAGGGGGGCGCCAGTTACAGGATCGGGGATCGTATACGTCCCCGCCCAGACCGATCGAGCTGCCTCCTCTTGGATCGCAATTCTGACTATGGTGTTGATTTCTTCATTAGACGGCATGTCTTCCTCCATCAGCGCCGACCAGTTGAGGCCCCCAGGGTCCCAATGGTCGGACTCGGGAACGTGCTGGTGTCCGCACACTCCGTTGTAATTGTCCCAATCCGCATTGCTCATGCGGAAACTTCCACTGTTAGCCTGGCCGTAGCTTTTAGCTACCCGTCCAGGCCACACGTATCCCACTCCGAACTCGTCACACACCCAGAGAATGAACTCCCTGATATCTGCCAGGTTCTCCGCTGCCAGCTCTGAGATTTTCACCCGACCAGTGTTCGGGTACTGATCGACTATTGACTCTTGGGCGTAGGCGACAATCTCCAACTGGATGGCACTGTCCCTATTGGTCTCCACTCCCCCGCTCTCGTTACGCAGTGACCGCGCCGAAGTGAGGAACGAGGTGTGCTGGTAGAACCTGCGCTCCCTCGGGAAGTAGGTGATGTGTGGGGCTCGTAGCCCACTCCCATAGCCTGGAACCCCTGGGGTCTCCGTCGTATGTATGACTAGCTTCCACGGGCCTGTCGTGTATGGGCCTGCGGTCTTGCCATCCCCACGCCAGGATGCCAAAGGGTATCTTGCTGTGGGCATCAGTTCCTTCTATTACTCTCTCGTTTGTCCAGAACTAGGGAGAAACCAGTTCGGAGCCGAGGCCGATACGCCGCAGCGTGTCAGGGTCTATACCTTCACGTCGCAAAAGGGTCGCAATGACCTCATCAATATCGTCTGTTCTGACGATTTTACCTTCCAGTTTCATCTTCTCGATTTCGTCTTCCATGCCATAGATGGCGTCGAAGGCAGAGGACCGAGTGTCACTAGGGGTTTGCAGTGTGGCTCCGATGGCTCGCCCGAAGCCGAGGGCAGAAGCCTTGATCCTCTCGTCGGCAGTGATCCCGTCTTCCACGTTGAAGCCACCCCTCGCAGCCGCCGTGCCAGACGAAGGTCTGATCCCTGCCAGCCTGGTCCACTCCCCAAGGAAAGGTATGGCTGTGGAGAACAGGTTGGAGGCGAAGGCGGGGCCACGCAGTTGCCCGCCGAGCACGGGCTCGTAGCCTGCGACACCTTCTCCTGGGAGGATGGCGTCAGCGCCCATCAGAATCTCGCGCAGCCCTGTCGGGGCAACCGTGTCGTACTCGTCAAATATCTCGATGGGTGAGGAGAAGGCTGGTGACAGGGAACGGATCAGCCACTCGCCCGTGGCAGCAGGACCATCGGAGAAGGCGTTGAGCGCCTCCTCCAAGTCTCTGACAGGAACCTGTGGGTCGAGCATGAGCCGCTGCCAGTAGGGCGTGTCCTGGTCGAAGATGAACGGCGTCTTGATAGCGAAGCTGGACAGCCACGGAGACTGTGCGAACCCCGCCTCGTCTACGAACCCGCCCTCAGTCTCAGCGTTGACGTTCTGCTTAATGTGGTGCAGTCGCATGACATGCCCAGGCTGTTCCACTAGCGCCCTCATTTGGAGGGGCAGGTTGCGGCGAGTCCACACGAAGAAGGGGACGAAGCGCTTAACCGCAGTCTCCATGCGAGTGAGGGACGTGTAGTCGAAGTGGACGGCTAGAGCCATCTCTTTCGCCAACTTGGCACTCGAAGGGCTAGCAGGATCAAACCAGCGGATGAAGGCGGCGGCACGAAGGAAGTCTTCTGAAGTCTCCATGATCGCACCACCCGCACGGAAGATGGCGTTCTGCGATGAGAGAGGGTTGACCAACTGGCCCAGCTCGGGCTTCAACTTGAGCCTGTCCAACGTGTGGGAGAACGAAGTAGAGAGCAGGCCCGAATCCCAGAGCCCACGCATGTAAGGCTGAAAGTTCTCGGGCAGTTCCTTGATCGCCCCTTCCACCCCTAGCTCGTCCAGGTTGCGCCTGAAGCTCCAGACGTGAGTACGCACTGCGGCGTAGTGGCGTGGTCCCACGCCTACGAGGAGGCCGTTGACAGCGCCTGAGAAGACGTTGCGAGGGACGAAGGTGGGGCGTGCCACTGTGGCCGCGGCCTTCCACCACTTCTCGATCTCACGGTAAGCCTCAGCAGCGAGGCGCACACCCATCGGTGAAGCTACAGCAATAGAGCCAGCAGCAATGTGGTCGAACATGAGGGCTACGCCAGGAGTCATCTGGAGTCCTTCAAGGGACTCTCCTCCGAGGGCAGCAACCTTGGGTGAGATGAAACCTTTGGCTGCGGTGTTCGCCTTAATGGGCTCCCACCGTGCCATCTCCTGTTCCATCTGGCGCAACCACTTGTCAATGCCCTTCACGTCTTCGGGCAGCTCGGGCAGGAACCCCGTAAGGCGACGATCCTTGGCTGCCTTGCCCACGCCTTTACGTAGCGTGGAGGAAGCCTGACGCACTGCGGATAGTGCCTCGTCGAACTCGCCGCCGAGTTCTTCTAGCGGTTGGAACCCTGCACGCAGAGTCTCGTCCAGGTCGTCAGCGAAGCCGAGGAGACGTTGGAACGAGGATCGAAACTCAATGGCATCTTGAGCTACAGCACCAGCCCACTCCTCGCCCAAGTCCCATGATTGGCGGCGCAGCATGGCAACGTCATGAGCGAAGCCATCAGCAGCATCATCGGCGCTGCCCAACAGGGAGCGCCACTGGTCTCCGAAACGACTGTCGGCAACCTCACCGACAGCTTCAGCCTTGCCGACAAGGTTCGTCAGACGTGATATCTCGTCAGGCGGCATGGCCTGGGTCAGTTCTTCTGACGCAGCAGCCCAGAGCTTGGTCAGCTTGCGACTATTACCCGTGCGGAACGCATCGTCTACAGAGTCGAGCACCTTACGGATAGAGGGCAGGGCCTCCCTGACCAATCCTGGTAGGGCTACGGGCGCAGGGGCAGTGATGGCGTCACGAGTCGGCGTGACTCGGATCACCTGCCTGGCCTCGTCCATAGCCTCGATCTTGAAGTGGCCCGATACCAGCCACTCGTCTCCACCCCTGGCTGCCTCGATCTGGTTCAGATCGTTGCGGGCGGCACGAGTATGATCTGCGAACTCCATCGTCCACAAGCCTCCAGCACCCTTGCGGGCCTGCTGGGCGAACACGCCTCCCACATCTGAGGAGGCCATGTCGAGCACGAACTCCTCGCCAGGGCCGAGCTTCGACCACTTGTCAATCTCCTCAGCGTTGAGAGCACGCATGAGGCCACCAGGAGATTCGGCGTTGACACTCCACCATTTCATCAGCGCCTGCGCCTTGCCACGCAACACTTCGTCTGCAACCTCGCCGCCTTCGAGCAGTGCCCTCACGGCAGGACGCAGCGACTCTGCGGTATAGTTCCAGTTGGAACGGGCACGTCTGGCAATCTGATCCTCGGCGTCCGTGAGGGCCGAAGGCGTGACGCTCGGAGAAGCCAGATCCTTCACAGCGCCATCAAGGTCGGCCACGAACCTGCGCAGGTACTCGTACTCCTCAACATCGAAAGGTAGGCCACCAGCACTGTCCACCTGGCGGAAGAAGTCTCCCACCCTCGGATCTACAGCCTCGATAACTTCAGGGGTCTCCTCCCACGTAGCTTTCACTACGGCGAGAGCCTCCATGTCTGTCGTGTTGGGAGTGGCAGCTATCTGACGTATCGAATCGGCCACGTCATCCAACGTGATCCACACGGGTGCTGTGGGTTCGTAGACGATCTGGCCGTTGGGACGGAAGACGAAACGGTCAGGGTCGAACAGTGCCCTGCCACTGCGATCAGTGATGGAACCGACAACAGTGCGGAAGACATCAGGGCGAGCAGCCAGCACTTGCGTGTCTCCTGCCATCATGGCTTCGATGGCACGGCGAATGGGGCTGGCTCCCTCGTCGAGGAAGTCTTTCGCTCGGGCTTCAAGGTGGCGGGCCTCCGAAGTGGAGGCCATCGCCCACAGCCCGCGGGCAATGTCGGCAGCCTCTCGCGCCACGCCCTTGGCACCCTTGCCTGTCAACTGCTTTTGTGAGAGCGGGTCCAAGCCCTTGGCGACAGCGCTTGCCGTGTCTTGTGCGAACTGCCCTCGGGGCAGTCCACCTTGTTTGTGGATGGCGGCAGCCCACACGTCACGCCAGACGGGGCTGATGAGAATGGCGTCGTTTACGTCGGCCACCGCTTCGACTGCATGGTCGAGGGCGGGGCCGAGCAGCTCGTCAGACTCTCGAAGTGATACTGCTGCCTCGTCCAGGATGGTCTCAGAGGCCCGTAGGGCTGCGTCTGCGGCCTCGATACCCTCATCGGCGGTAAACAGACGGTATTCGGCGGCGAACACATCCTCCGCGGCCTCAAGAATGTCGTCCGTGAGAGACAACATTCCCTCGTAACCCGACTCGATCAGCCTGCCGTTCAACTCAGCGACAATGCGGGCAGCCACCCGAGGGCTGGCGAACTCGGCAAGCTGGCCGACAGTCAGGTTCGACACGAGGGCACGGTCAGCAAGATCAGACACGGCCTCCTTCGCCATCTGTTGGCGAGAGGCTCCACGCAGTGAAGGCTGGCCGATAGCGTCAGTCGCCTGGTCTGTAACCCTGCCTACCCGTCGTTCGGCTGACTCCAGAGCCCAGCGGGCCATAGCCTCCAGAGTGTTGTTGAACCCTTTAGGCGCTGTCTCCGAATCGAGCAGGTCTACGACACTCTCAGAACGGGAAGCATCAGGAAGGTTCAGCGCCCTACGGGCCTGAGCCTCCATCTGGTCGATGGTCTCCTGGGTGCCGACGATGAGACGGCGCGTCTCATCGATAGCATTCGCTACGGCAGTGTCCTGGTCCACCACCCCGCGGGCAGCCATCTCCAGCGCAGCAGTCTGGAGAGTGTCAGCCTCACGCAATCCAACCTCTGCCACTTCGGCAAGGATGTCGGCTAGCTCAGTGTCGGCACTGGCGAAGGCCAGACGGGTAGCAAGCTCCTCGGGGTAGCCATCCTCCACGAGACGGCGGGTGGCAACCTCCACTCCATTCCTGATCTCCGAAGCCTTGCGGTCGAAACGGGAGAAGACTTGTGCGGCGCGGCTACCCAGCTTTTTGAATTGAGGGTTGGCCGCGACAGTGGCAGGAACCCTGAAGGTTCTGCCCCCTGTCTTCACGTTCACCATGCGGGAGGCAGCCTGGGTTCCCTTGCCTTCGGCAACGTCGTCGATCCAAGACGCCAAGTCGTCGGAGAGACGGCCCTTCACCGAGCGCAACGTGTTCGACACGTCGATGACAGTGTTCTTGCCTTCGATCAGGCCGACACGGCGCAGGCGACGGATCAGGTCACGATGCTGGATAGCCTCACCCATCGACGCCACGTAGATGTTGAACGTCTCGATCATGTCCGTCGAGAAGGCCTGCTTTACAGCGCCTGCGTGCTTCCGCAACGCAGGGTTGCGAGCAACCACATCCTCAAGGGCAGCGGTCACAGCCTCGTTCGCCATGTCAGCGGACAGGCGGTAGGTGTCCCCGTCAGCGAGCATGGTTCGCAAGGTTGGATTCTGAGACAGTTCCTCTGCGATCCTGACCCCACCAAGGAAGGATCGGAACACTTGGGTTACCTCGTTCGTCTGTGCGAACTGTGAGTAGGCGAGGTCTCTAGCCCCCACACCCAACATGGCTTCGCCCGTATTGTTCAGGTAGCGTCCGATGATGGCGAGCCCCAGGTTCGCCATGTCCGAAGACCCTTGGCCTACAGCAACGTCTACCCCTTCGCCCGCAATGCGGTCGAGGAACTTGGAGAACGTGCCGTCCATGACGAGAGGCGAGTAATTGGGGACCTTCCCGAGATCCATGCCCACACGACGGGCAGCGTCGTAGAAGGTGGAGAAGACTTGGCGGATACCGTCGATGCCACGTTCGGCATCGCCCTCGATAGCTTCGACGAGTGCGGCACGGAACTTGGGAGGCACACGACTGAGAACCTCGATACGTCCGCCGAGCAGTTCCCGAACAGCCTTGTCAGCCTCCTCGGCTGCCATGCCTTCCTGTTTGGCGACGAGCCTGGCCTCCTCAATCCCGTGGGCTAGAGGGCGCAGCGCCTCCTCGGGGAGGACTCTGCGCACCAGGATGTCACGCATGTTCTGTTCAGCTTCGACACGCCACAGGTTCCCCTCTTTGGCGAGACGGAAGCTGGCCTTCTCAGTGCCAGTCCTCTGCCCCAAGTCACGCATCCACGCCTGGAAACCAGAAGGCATATGGTTGAACAATCCAGTGGCCTGCTTGCGGCCTAGCAGGGCCGAGCCCAGACGGTTAGTGCCAGTGCCAGGGATACGCAGCATGGGGAAACGCTTGCGTCCGAAAGGCGCCCCCAACTGGACGCCACCTTTGGCGAAGTTGGGGACAAGACGGGAAGACACGAACCAGTCGGCTTGCTCGGCAAGGGTGCGGAACTGCTTGTCGGCAATATGGGGAAGGACAGCCTGGTTCACTTCCTCGATGACAGTGCCGAAGGGCACTGCCAAGTCCTCGTCTGCTATCCCCTTGTCGAGAATGTCACGACGGGCCACATCCACACCCGAGCCAGCG